TGAAAGAATTGAATCCAAACGGCGGCATTTACGCCGAATTAGGGGAAGGCTTTGGAAATAGCATGTATTATGACAAGAGCACGGAGAAAACAATTCCAGTGCTTTTTTTGTGCAGAAATAAAGACCAAAAAGCCGGATTAGAACAGTTGTGCAGTATTTGCAACTACTTGCAACGATTGAAAACGTATCCGAAAGGCGAGACATTCGTTTGGCTGGATACGGAAATCGCAAAAGAACCAAACAAAATAGGTCGGGATGAGGACGGGGTTTACAACTTCTCGTGCATCCTGAACTGTAAAATATTTTATTAAGGAGGAAATGGAAGTGAAAAGATTAGATTTACAGAGATTTGCAGAGCCGGAACTTCCGGATAATACAATTACTCCGGAGCTTAATTATGAGACGGAAGCCTTTATCAATGTGGCGGAGCCGTCGTCTCCGACCGCTACGTGGGCGTCTTTGGCAGCATTGACTACAAATATGAGTCAATCTTTGAATGAGGCGTTACATCAGGCAACTTATTACGCAGATAAAGGCTGGGGAAGCACAGAAGTTATTGGAGCGCAGCTGACACTCACACTGACTGGAGCTGTGAAACCTGGAGATAAAGCGTGTGATTATATTTTAAGTGATAAGGTGATGTTTGAGCTCGGAAACGCAAGGAAGAGTCATTTGAAGTTGCAGAAAGGTAAGAAAGTGATTATTTGGCCTGTTACGCTTGCGAACATTACTCCGGCATATGGAGATTCCGGAGCGGTGAATGCGTTGACGGTTACTATTCACGGAAACGGCAGACCAGTTATTGGAACGACAGAATAAGGGTGGCAGATTGCCACTCTTTTTAAATTATTCGAGAGGAGAAGGAGACAATGGCATATCAGGCGAAAAGAAAAGCAGCGTACACACAGGATTTTGAACTTGTGGATGAAAAAGGGAATGTTGCGCACAGATTGTTGGTTGCGCTGGATCCAGGAAGCTGTATCGAAAAATTAAATCAGAAATATATCGCTCTTGTAAGAACGAAGAATGAGTTGTCGAAGCTTGAAGGGGCGATGCAGAACGGGAATTTGGATGGAAACGAAGAAATCGGAAAAGCGTATGAGATGCTCGGAAAGGCATCGGTTGATTTGATAGAGGCTGTTTTTGGATCAGATGATACCAAGACTATTCTTGATTTTTATAATGGAAGATATACCGATATGATTTCTGAAGTAGCGCCATTTATTACAACTGTTGTGATTCCGGACTTGAGGCGAATCACACAAGAAAATAAGAAAGAAATACTTAACAAGTACAATCGAAAACAAAGTCGTGCGATTTTGAAAGGATGGAAAAAGTGAACATCTTAACGGAAGTGCAAAATAATTTGATACGTACAAGCAAAGGAAAACTCATTGTAAATCCGGCGTTTGATGTTGTGCTCGAAATACAGAATTTGTACAGAGAGTCAGAGCTGACAGATTTTGAAAAGATTAACTGCGCTTTGAAAATGTTGGTAAAAAATGATTGGAATCTAAAGAAATATACTCCAACAGAAAAGATATATCTTTTAGAGGAAATTTATAAGAAATGCATCGATGTTAAAAAGCGACCGCAAACGAAAAAATCAGCACTCCCGGTGTTGGATTTCGAAGAGGACGGTGATTATATTTATGCGTCTTTTATGCAGGAATATGGTATTGACCTGATTGAACAACAGGGAAAACTTCAGTGGAGAAAATTCTTGTGGCTATTCAATGGATTGGGAGCAGATACAAAAATCAAACAGGTAATGCACATCCGCGAAATGGAAATTCCGCAATTCAATGGGAAAAATCAAAAGCAGATACAGGAAATTCAAGAACTGAAATCTTACTATGCGTTACCGATTAAAGGTGGTGGTGGACAGAGTGGTCTTGATCTGTTGTTCAGTACACTGGAAGGGATGGCGAAACATTGATTGCAGATGGTAAAAAGATTAAAAAAGTAAGATGTCCGTGTTGCGGGCATGAACAAAATATATTTTATGCAGAAGGAGCTAAGTGTAAAGGGCTCTTTTTTAAATGTAAAAATAAAAAATGTAGAAAAGAATTTGAAATAAGGATATAACGCCATTTTGTGCCACTGTGCCGGCGAGGTTTAAGGTAGGTGGTAAAGATTGGCGAATAAAGGCGATGTAACATACGAACTCAGGGCGGATGACAGCAAGTTGGAGTCCGATATAAATGAAGCAAATAAAAAGGTTGAGAAAGCAGTCGAGAAGAGTGCGGATAAAACAGTCAAGATTGAAGAGCAAAAAACAGCGAAATTAAAAGAAGAAGCAGATAAAAATGTAAAAAATACAGAACAAGCCACTGGAAAAATTGCAGATGCTTGGATTGAGGCCGGAAAAGATGCTGAGAAGGCAATGGATATCGATATTAAAGAAAAGGGTATCACGGTAGATGTAAAAGCTGATACTTCCAATGCTGAAAATAAGATCAAGGGAGTAAGTCGAGATAAAAGTATTGATGTTGATGTGAACGCAGATGTATCAGATGCGGAAGATAGTATTGAGGGGCTCGGAGATACGGCGGAAAAAGTAGGAAGTAAGATGGGAGATGCGCTTGGAAATGTAGGTGGAGGTCTGAAATCCGCTTTTTCTGATGCTGCAAACGAATCTATTCCACTCGTCGGAAAGGTGGGAGAACTTACAGCGGGATTATCCGGATCAGCAGTAGCCGCAATTGGTGTAGGAGCAGCGGCTGTAGGTGTGGGTGCTTTAGCTGTTGGGACAGCGAATGATATCAGTGGTGCAATGAACGATTTTATTGCAATTACCGGGAAAGGTACTGAGGAGACAGAACGATATCAAGCTGTCATGGAAGATATTTATGCAAATAATTACGGTGAAAGCTTTTCGGATATTGGACAAGCGATGGCAGAAGTTACAAAGCAGCTTGGAGATATGGATGACGCAAGTCTTCAGAATGTAACAGAATCTGCATTTGCTTTAAGAGATACATTTGGATATGACATACCGGAGTCAACTAGAGCCGCCAAAGCGATGGTTGATAATTTTGGAGTTTCAGGCGAAGAGGCGATGAATTTAATTGCCAGCGGAGCTCAAAACGGTTTGGATTATTCAGGAGAATTACTTGATAGTATATCGGAGTATTCTGTTCAGTTCGATAAGATGGGGCTTGGCGCAGAGGATATGTTTGCGATATTTCAAAAAGGTGCAGAATCCGGAGCGTTTAATCTTGATAAAGTAGGTGATGCAGTAAAAGAAATGTCAATCCGTGTAGTGGACGGTTCCGATACGACAAAACAAGGATTTGAATTATTGGGTTTGAATGCAGATGAAATGGCTCAAAAGTTTGCGGCCGGAGGAGATACAGCAAAAGAAGCGTTTAACGAGACGCTAGATGCTTTGGCTGCTATGGAAGACCCGATTGCACAAAATACTGCTGGAGTAGATTTGATCGGGACCATGTGGGAGGATTTAGGACCTGAAGCAGTTACCGCACTCGCTGGAATTGAAGAAGGGGCTTACAAAACTTCGGATGCAATGGAGCAAATAAAGGATGTTAAATACGATGATTTGGGTTCTATGTTCGAGGAATTGAAACGAAATGTAGAAGTTCTTTTAATTCCGCTCGGCGAGGCTTTATTACCTGTACTCTCGACATTGATTGACTCTGTGTTACCGATATTGACAGGATTATTAGGACCTCTGATTTCTTTGTTTGCAGAGTTGTTGACACCTATTTTGAATCTAATACAACAGGCATTACAGCCACTAATGGATGCATTTTTATTTTTAATGGATAATGTGATTAGTCCTTTTATTTCACTCGTCACTGGGCTTTTAGTTCCGGCTTTTTCGGGAGCGCTGGACGGAATGCTAAAGACAGCAAAAAATAATATTGGAAATATCACGAATATTTTTAGGAACATTATTGATTTTATTAAAAATGTATTTACTGGAAACTGGAAGGCAGCATGGGAAAATGTGAGAGATATTTTCAAAAATATCATAGAAGGACTCGGAAATATTTTTAAATCTCCGCTTAATTTTATCATCGATGGCATTAACGGATTTCTTGGAGGTCTGAATAAGATAAAAATTCCGGATTGGGTTCCTGGAGTAGGTGGTAAAGGGTTTAATATTTCTAAAATTCCGCGCCTTAAGGTCGGTATGGATTACGTGCCGAGCGATTTCTTCCCGGCGTTTTTGGACGAGGGAGAATGGGTATTGACCAAAGAAGAAGCAAACTTACTTAGATCGCTCGGAGGGCTCGAAGGAATGGTTGCAATGAGTGGAAGTCTCAGAAGTGACAGCGTGAATGTAAATGTACAAGGCGGTACGTCAATTGATTATGTAAGACTTGGCAATTCCGTTGCAGATGCACTGATACGCTCAGAAGTCGCATTCAAGTGTGATGAGAGAGTATTTGGTAGATTAGTAAAGGATGTGAAGTGATGCACGGTATTTATTATATGGGGAGTCAGAATGAAAAGATAGATTTCTGCCAGCTCCCGTATAAAATTGTAGGCGGAAGTATTTTTGACGGCGATTATGATGTTGTTGAAGAAAATAATCGAATACAAGAATTCGAACGGAAGGTAACAGATAAAACACTGAGTATTGATATCAGCGCAGCTGATCAAGAAGAGTTTTGCAGTGCAATTGAGCATTTGGAGAATATAGCAGAGAAAGATATCGTAAATGTTACACCTGGGAAACTATATGTTGGGAAAAGCTATTTAAAGTGTTGGATTACCGGAACGAGCAAATCACGGTGGATTAATGATTTGAACGGAATCGGGAATGAATTGATTCTAAAAAGTGATTATCCGTACTGGATAACAGAACAACATTTCCAATTTTTGAAGCAGTCACAGGGTGGCGAGACATCTCCGTGGTTGGAATACCCATTTGATCATCCTTATGAATATGCAAAAGTAAGAAACATGCAATATATCCAAAACGATCACTACATCGCAAGTGGTTTTAAAATGATTATTTATGGTCCATGCATCAATCCGCTTATCAGGATTGCGAATCATGTATACGAGCTCCGAACAACGCTGTATGAGGGAGAGTATGCGGTAATTGATTCGAGCACGAGATATGCAAAGGACAGGAAAATAATAAAAGTAAAATCAGATGGTACTACAGAGGATATATTTGGTACAAGAAATACAGAAAGTGATATATGGAAGAAAATACCTGCAGGAAGGAGCATTGTGTCATGGAGTGGAGCTTTTGGGTTCGATATCATTCTTTTCAATGAAAGGGGGACTCCAAGTTGGATTTTATCGTAACAGATAAATACGGACAAGATAAGGGGTACTTGAATCATTGCGGTGCTGAGTTTATTGTTGGCCAAGACGATGATTTTGAAATAAAAATCCAAAGTGCGTTTTTCTTTCCTGATCGGCATCAGAAAAATTGTAGAGTGTATGCAGAAAATACCGAGTACGGAGGTCTGATCAGAAATATAAATCCGGTTACGGGAGAGCATATTGTGAAACTCACCGGATCAACATGGAGGGGAATCTTGAATCAAAGAGCAATCAATCCGGACAGTAATACCTATATAACACTTAAAGGCGAAGCTAATGAGGTATTGAAGCAGTACATAATCAAGCTTGGACTGTCTGAAATATTTGAAGTTTCGGCAAAAAATAGCGGTATTTATATTGATTACAAGGTGCCTTTGCAGAGCATGTTACTCGATGCATTTTTGGCTGCGCTGGAAAAAGTAGGTGCTAGGATAGAAATTAAATATCGACCAGGAGAGCCGAATGGAAAAGGATATGTACTGTTGGAAGCAAAAGAGATAGAGGATCATTCGCATTCAATAGAGGTGAGTGAGGACGGCAACGTAAAATTAAATATACTAGACTATCAAAACGGTGTAAATCATCTGATTTGTTACGGCAAGGGCGAACTTCAGGAGAGGCAGAGAGTTGATTTGTACGCTTGGCCGGATGGAAGCATACGCAAGGAGCAGTATTATACAGGTATTGATCTGATAGAGCAATACTATGAAAATACAAGTGCTGAGACCGTACAGGAGCTGGAAGAGGATGCACGAGAAAAGATGCTTGAGTTGATAAATTATAAGCAACTGAGGATTTCGGTGTCTGACATGGATTTGGAACTTGGGGATATCGTAGGCGGAAGAGAAAGGGTTACTGGAATCTATATGACAGCTCCGGTTGTGAGAAAAATTGTATCTGTGACCGGAACCGGTCGGACAAGCAGTGAATACAAGCTGAAGGGAGAGGATTAATATGTCTAAAGTATTTATTGACACAACATTAGTGGATGGATTTGCAGATGGTCCGCATATAACCGAGAAACAGGTGGGAATTGCAAATCAAGGTCTGTATGGTCCGGATGATTATGTGCTTGATGAAGGAAAAAAATCGGAAGCACAAATCTTGACAAACAACAGCATCCGCATTTTTGATGCGACATATGTGATACAAGGTCGTAGAGATGTGATTGCTGCAAATGATTATACAGATGTAAACATTGATAACGGAGCGCAAGGGATGAATAGAAACGATATTATCGTACGAAGATA